CTCTTTTGTAGTAAACAAATCCAAGTTTTTTATCTTTTAATTCTTTTTGTCTTGCTTGAGTTTGGAATATATCAATATTATGAATTAAACACAAACCAAAGGCTATAGCTCTATCCGTGTTTCTTGTTCCATAATCAGCAAGTTCATTTAACAAATCTATGAACCATATATCATCAACGTTAGTTTTAATATAATCGTCCATGTACTGCTCCATAACGGCCTTTGTTTGTTTATTCATTTGTAAACCAAATCTATTTCTAGTTAAGGTTCCAGGCGCGTGTGCAGTTTTGGGTTTTTCTTTCATATATTTAAGAGCTTTCTTTCTCTTAAAATAATCTATAATCCCAATTTTTGTATACTCAATGAGCATTTTAGCATTATAATAAACAGCTAATTTAAGGCATCCGTCCCAAAATTCTTCTGCTGTTTTAGGTCTTTCTGTGTATTCAGCAACAACATAATCACTAGGTAGGTCTGGTGAAACAAACCTTCTAAACATAATCGCACTACCCATTGATGTTGTAGATTCCGCTGTGTCTTGGTCATACGAGTCAATACCACCTATATCTAAACCTTCATAATCTTCATTAGGGTGGTCTAGTACTTGGTATGGACCATTTTTATCTGCTATCCATTCTACTTTATCTGTAAACCCATCCTCGTCATTAAACACCCATTCTAGTCTACCTTTTTGTATTTGATTCTCTAGTTTCTTAAAACTCATTATTCTACCCCTTTGTGCATTTATAAGTGATAAATCGAATCTACTTCCTTTAGTTTTTAAGAAAGCTTCTTCTACAGTTAAAGGATAGTTTTGTATGTGTAAGTTATAAGCCTTACTATTATCTCTACCTTCTAGTTTTTCTCTTTCTTTTAACAATTCTTTTCTTGCACCCTTTTCATCGCTAACACCTGTTTTTAAATCAAAGAATCCATAATAACATACAGAAGCAGGTATAAACAATGGTATTAAGTTAAAAGAATCTGCATTGTAATACATCTCCATAAAATCTTTAGAAGACGCCTCTATATCACCACCCGTTCCACCAATAACAGGAACACCAAATTGTATGTTACCGTCCATAAAACAAGCTTTAGATGACATATATGCATTTAACAACTCTTTAAACTCACCAGCTTCTTCAAATATCATTACACTTAAACGTTCACCTTTAAAGACTTCTGGATTAGACATTGTTCTACAATGTATAGCAGATTGGTATCCGCCTATATTCCATTTACCATCTTTTGTTTTTTGTTTATATCCACTTTTAACAACATCCGAAGTGTCTTTTAACACAGAATGTTTAAAATTGCTATGTTGTGCATTTAAACCTTTTTTCACTTTGTCAAAGAACGAGTCTGCAGTAACTTGTAATCCTGCGGCAATTCCCACCTCATTATAAGGATAGAATGTATACTCATGTGCACATAGTGCTGAATTCATATAACTAAAACCTTTATCTCTGGCTTTAATTACAATCATTCCTTTTTGTTCATCTTTACATTGCTCAAATGTATCAAAGTAAACCTTATCCAAGTCTCTATACCAAGGAGCAATTAAAGTTTTTCTATTTCCAGACTCTGCACCACTATTACCTAATATTCTATAAAAATTTAGATAATAATAATGCTTACCTGTTATTCTATCCATTCCCTTTGGCTTATAGCCATTCTTGCATCTATGAATCTGTTCCTCCCAATACTCCTGAAAAGATACCGACTCGGGGTCTAAGTCTGGTATTCCTTCATATACTATTGGAGCATATTTTTTTATACTTTTTGACATTCATGTCTTTATCTAATCATGCTGCACAATTCCTCCCCCTTTATACCTAATATCTATTTTACCACCTCTTCTTTTGTAACCCATTTTATTTCTAACATTAGTTGGTAACTTAGAAAGACCTTTGTTTCCAGCAGGAACATCTTTTAATATACCACCAGGCGCATACTTAGGTGTTGTGTAAGACGTCATGTAATCAGACGTATTTGTTTTTTTCTTTTTAGATGGTGTGTCTACTACATCTTGTGTTTTTGTGTTGTATAATGTACCTTTCCACATAAACGTTTTTACACCAGAATTTTTAGCTTGTCTAAACGCTTCTGCAAATGTTCCAACCGTTTGTGGAGATGTTTTTTTATTTGGCATAACTTTATATTTTAGATTTTATGTTCATTTGTTGTTCTAAATAACTCATCTTTGCTTCTCCTTTTATTTTTTTACGCTCCCCTCTCCTTTCTATAGCATCTAATAATTTTTGTCTAGTGTTTAATACTTTCTCTACACCTATCATTATTTTCTGCATACTTTCTGCATTGTCCTCGTTAATTTTTACATTTTTCATTAACTGAGTATACTCATCTATCTTTTCATTAAACGCTATTAACTGTGCATCTAATGGGTCAAACTGTAACTCCTTGTACCTTCTAATTGCATTAGCAATTTTTTCATTTCTAATTCCTTTCCAATTATAAGTATCAAAGACAGCTTTACTAACTGACTTTACTTGCTCTCTTTCTACAAAGTGTCTGTATGGTGAATCATAATCACATACTAAAGCCACCCATAATATTCCTTTCAACCCAAATTCTTCTACTACCTCTCTAAACTCTTCAATAGCATACAAACCATCGTCTGTTTCTATAATTTCCCCCCGCTTGTCAATGTTTAGTAAATACATACTATGTTGTTGTGTTCAACGCTACAAACAATTCTAATTTACAAGTAGCTGTATTAGCAAGCGCAGTAATAGTCTCTATATCTATTTGTGTAGCACTTGAGTCATGAGCAGCATCACTTGTAAAAAATTGAGGGTGCTCTGTTGTTGTATTTGGTGTTGCAACTATAAAACTTCTACCAGCATCTAACCTAAAAGCAGCAACGGAAGCAGTTGAACTTTCTTTTTCTATACCTATTGTTATAAAATTTGTTGTATCTAAATTTGTTAATCTTACATATTCTACATCGTCTTGGTCTAAAGTTGATATACCAGCTGCGGCAGATGCAAATGTTAATAGATTTATTTCAGAAGTTGGCACTTCTACAATAGTTTTTAAGACTTGTGTTATATCAGATATTGTTTTGGTGTTTATAGAACCTTGTTCTTTACCATTTAGATTTAAAGTTTCCTTTATTTGAACTGTTAATGTAGCCATAGTTTATATTATTTAGAATCAGTACTTGCAGCAAAAATTTCTATTTTACCTGTTCCTCTAGGACAAACAACTTTTACTTGGTCTATATCAACTAAGCTAGTTCTACATTCTGTTGTTGTAATATCATTAGTGTCATCTACTCTCATGCATAATTGATGATTGTAAAGATAAAAAGATTGACCTGGTTGTATTTCGTAAGCAAAATTCATTTCATCACTTGCATCATCTTCTCCAAGAACTTGTATAACAACAGGTTCATTACCTAAGCTTGTTATGCGAACATATTTAACAGAACCATCATCTAAAACATAACCAGCAACCATTTCTGCGTGAGTTGATACTGTAGCATAAAGAACCATATTGCTTCCTTGGGCAAATGATATAACTCTAGAAAAAATATCTGTAATATTATCGTATCTCATTGTTCTAGTAGTTCCTTGTTGTCTTCCTTCTAGGACAATGTCTTCTGTGTGTGTAACTCTTAATGTAGCCATTATTTTTTTATTTTAAATTTTAATTTCCAAACCCCATGCTCTACGTAACTATATTCTTCGCAAACATAATCACCTGTATCGTAGTTTAAAAAAGTATCTACGCCTTTATAACAACCCCCTCCTACATAAAATATTTTTTTATCTTCAATTTTATAACCATTGTCTATTAAATTCATTACTATTTTTTCTTCCTTGCTTGGAATAGACTCAAAGTTTTTAAAAAATGTTTCGTGGTATAAATCACCTTTAAAAGATTTGTTTATACGACCGTATTTAGTTTTTTGCTCTAACATTCTTCAAAGATATGAAATTTTAATGACATACTAATTTCTATTTTGTGCTATAGTTGAAATAACTTTGTTAACTGATGCAATGTTATTATTTCCAGTTGTGCTACCAGAATTATCAAAAATTATATCACCTTTACTTTCTGAAGAAAAAGCTTTATTTACAGCTATAATAGATTGATAAGCTCCTCCTTTAGTAACATCTAACCTAACCTCATCTATCATACCAGCTGTTCTTTCAAAAAATAAAGATATTATAGAATTTGTGTAATCACAAGCTCCTATATAATTTTTAATTGGATACGAATATATTTTTCTACCACTTGTACTTTTTCTTCTAAGAGCATAAACTTTTATTCCACCATTTAAAAAATCATCATACACATCTTGACCAACATTTGCCCCACAAACAATTCTAGAAGATGTTGGCTCTCCATCAACAATACCTATAACAGTTGGTGTAGTTTGTTTTTGTTTTTCTCCAGTTACACTATCTCTTAATCTTTTGTTGTAATATATTTGGTCACCTCTTTTTAGTTTTAGTGTAGAAAAATCTACATAAGAAGGCCTTTCAGTGAAGTTAGTATTATCTAAATTTGGAGTACTAGGTGTAGAAAATGAATTAATAAAACCTATACTAATAGATTCATAACAAATAAAAATAGCATTATAATTTTTCATTTAACAACAATTTTAACAAAAGTACCTACAGCTGTTACGTGGTTTACATCAAACCTTTCTTCTGTGTCTGAAAAAACAATAACTGGTTCGGGCGAATTATTAAACAATAA